CTGACCGTCCAGTCGTCATCCATAGATTATCGATTGATCGCTTGGGGGCGCGGTTGGGAGATGTTCCTTGCCGCGCCCTTCTTTGGTCACGGCCTCGGCGGCTTTGATGCCCTCTACTCGACCTTTGCCGGCGGGTATGATCCGATGACCGCTCACCAGGGTGCCTTCGCGGTCGGTGCCGCACATAACGACTGGCTGCAACTCCTGACCGATACAGGGCTCGCAGGCATGGCACTGGCGGTCGTGCTGGTGGTCATGGTCATCCGTACCCCGGACAAGCCGTCCTGGGCGACCTATGGCCTCGCAGGACTGGCTGCAATAGCCTTCCTCGACTTTCCACTCCAGCAGCCAGGCCCTTGCCTTCTCGGGGGTCTGTGCTTGGGGGCAGCGGTGAGGGCCAAGCGCGTGAAGCGCCAATTTCTTCTTCCCTGGTTGGCGCTTAGAGCAACCCCCGTTGCTGTGATCGCGCTGGTCCTCGCCGTTGCAGGTGTGCGGAATGTGTCCGCCGAGCTTCACTTTCGCGACATGATCGACACCCACAAGACACAACCGGTGGCATCTTACGTTCATGTGAGAGAAGCCATCAGAGACTGGCCGTTCTCGAAATGGTACAGGCGAGAGGCGTTTCTGCGTGCGGTCCGTGCCGGCGTTGTCGGCAGGCACTTGGAAGCATCAAGGGGCGCCATGCATAGTGCATACCCGTGGCACCCGACCGTCGAGCGTATCGAGAGGCTTCTGGCAATGCACAAGAATCAAATTGGTGGTCTGTATGACTAGATCAACACCTGTTGAGGAATTCGAGAACAAGAATATTACCGAACCCAGTCAAGACGATGACAATGATCGTGCGAAACTTGTGAAAGATCAGGTTCTTGGAATCAGAGGCAAGCACAACCGCAACAAAGAATGGCAACTCCGAGTCGGAGGGCTCTATGACTAGCGTTGATGACTTATGATCAAGGAATTGGCACTCGTGACGCTACTTTTGGCTGAGGCGGAACCGATTCAACTGACACCTGCCGCTTGTGAGGCAGCGATGGAAGATGCGTGGCGCAACGGGCAAGAAGCATCATGCTCTCACCTTAGCGATGCTGACATCGTTGAACGACACCCGATCCGATACAAGAAGGTCATTGAGGCACGCGAGACTGCCGCAATTGAGGCCCAGATAGCGATCCAAATAGCCGAAATTCAGCGGTTACGCATTCTGTCTGAGGAGGCAACGTCTCTGACTCTCAAGATCGGCTGGTGCCGGACAATTGCACGAAACGGGTCATTTCCTGGCAAGGTTTATCCGTTCAGTGAAAAAGAGAAATATTGGCCGGAAGGCATCAAGCTGTCCCTGGATGAATGCATACGGCTCATCGGTGGGAGGCGCGACCCCACCACTTGGGAGCCGCCAGAAGTAGTGGTCGCGCATCTCAAGAGAGGATATCGATAATGGTTCAATACACAGCTATGGCGCCCATCAAAATGGACACGGCGGATGGGACTGGTGATGACATCGATGATTCGTCCGACAGCGTTACCATTCCCAACGACGCGAGCGGCGTGAAGGCAAAATTCGTCCACGTTTCAGTGTCTGAGGACGCATATGTCCTGGCGAATGCTGCCGGTGACACCATCACCACAACCAACGGCATCATAGTGACGCCGGAATCCGGTGGCATCATCCTCGATGTGACAGGCTACGCCAAAATTTATTACTTACAGGTATCGACCGGCGGCCGTATCTGCGTCAAGCCGGTGGGCGGCTGATGCCTGAAATGCGCCGCATTCTCGACGCAAGCGGGGACGTCCTCACGGAGTTTATCCATGATGACACGGACAACCAGTCCTACATCGTGAAGTCGCAGGATGTGGAGGGCATCATTGAATCAAACAAGGCCCAGAATGCTGACGGAGATGGCTACTGGAAGGGCGAAAGGTCGGCACGGCACTTCGCGGAGGTGCCCTTCAACATCATCGACAAGTGGTGCAAGGAAGATGGCATCACGCCGCTCACATACCGGCGCATGAACAAGTACGAAATGGACAAATTCATCCGCAAGAAGCTGCGAAACAGCGACTATGCCTCCTTTCGCATGTTCTGGGACAAACCTCAGAACCGCATTGCGCTCAAGCAGCCGCTGATCGGAGACTGACGTGACAATTTCAACCAGAGCCACTCTTCGCACCGCGCTCCAGAATTTCTTCGATGACTCGACGGAACTCACCAGTGGCATTCTCGATGAACATATCGATCTGGGTGAATCCGAGATCAACCGGCGCCTGCGGATCAGGGAGCAGGAGACATCCGCCGACGTCACGATCAGCGACACCACGGCGCCCTCCGAGGCGAGCCTGCCGACAGGATGGATAGGCCAGCGACGTCTTTATCTGAACACGGACCCGATCCGGCGCCTGACGTTTGTCACGCCTGACGATTTTTGGACACGGAATGCGGTCAACCAGACGGGCAACCCTGAAGTTTACACTATCGAGGGGGGCAGTTTTGTCTTTGCGCCGACACCGACGTCAACCGTGACAGGAAAGAGCCTGCACTGGGCGCGGGCAAACCTCAACACGTCAGCTCACTCGCTCTTCATCAACAACCCCGACCTCTACCTGGCTGCGGCGGCGGTGTGGACCGCGGAATATCTCGAAAACAGCGCCAAGCAGTCCAAGGCACAAGCGAAAATGGATGACATCATCGACCAGCTTGCAATTTCCAACGAGCGCGACCGATATGGCTCCGTGCCCGTCGCCCGTTCGGATGTCCCGAGTTTGGATCAGTAAATGAGAAGCCGACTGGCACAAGCGGCGGCAGCGATCGGGAGGGCCGCACCTGCGGAGGCTCTGCCACCCATCCAGTTTGGAGAGTGGAAGCCTGACGCGGCAGAACTGCTCGCAGAGACCACCAACGTCCAGAACGTCATACCCTTTGGGCCGAACGGCTTCAAGCCGATGCCTGACTTCGACGCTGAGAGCACGACACCCATGTCTGCGCGGTGCCAGGGCATTGCAGGGATCGTGGATAACGCAGACACAGCCTACCGATACGCGGGCGATGCCACGAAGCTGTATGAACTGCTGGCCCTTGCCTGGACGGACCGTTCCGGTGGCACCACATTTACCATCCCGGCAGATGAATTCTGGTCTTTCCTGAAAGATCCCGTCTCCAACAAGGTGCTCGCCTGCAACCGTGCGGATGGCGTGTTTTCAGCATCCTTCGGGTCTGACTTCGCAACCCACTTCACCTCGAGCCTGAAGCCCAAGCCGCGGTGCATGGCGCAGGTGAGGTCTGAATTCCTGATGACGCTCAACGTCGATGAGGGCGGGACGATGTATCCTGATCGCCTCCGATGGGGCGCGATCGGATCATCAACGGACATGGATGCATCGGCAGCCAACCAATCGGACAGTGCCGACCTCGGCGGTGAGTGGGGCGAGGGCATGGCGCTGTACGGCGGTGACGAGGCGACGGCCTTCCTCGAGCGTGCCATCTATCGTATCAATTACGTCGGGCCTCCCGGCGTGTGGGATCCAGGCGATGCCGTCGAGGAAAACCGTGGCCTTCTCGCTCCGAAGGCATCCCAGAGGGTCGGCCGCAATATCTACTACCTTGCAAACGACGGGTTCTTCCTCTGGAATGGTTTGCAGTCGATCCCGATCGGTGACGGGAAGGTCAATGTCGAGTTTTTCGATGACGCGGACGTGACGTACTATCACCGCATCACCTGCACCTACGATCCCAAGCATCAGGTCGTCATGTGGCAGTATGTGGACACCACGGCATCCACTTCGACGCCGACCCGCATCCTGCTCTATCACTGGCCGAGCGGATGGTGGGGCAAGGCGCACATTTCGCTGGATGTCATCTTCCCTGACCTGACGTCGCACATTTCGCCTGACTCCATCACGACGTCGCCGGATTCGTGGGAGTTCTCGCCTGATTCGCAGGTTCTCGCCGGCGGTCGCATTCAGGCGGGTGGCGTCGACACCGAATTCAACTCGGGCACGTTCACAGGCTCCAACCTGGCAACCATTATCGAAACCGGTGTCAAGCAATTCTATCCTGGCCAGCACTGCATTCTGTCGGGTGCATATCCTCTGGTTGACGGGGGCACGCCTACGGTGGCGGTCGCGGGAGCCAGACGCCTCAACGACACCTTCACGTTCGAGACGGCAGCCACGCAGGCCACCTCGGGGAAGTGTCCCATCAGAAACAAGAGCCGTTTCCAGAAGTTACGGCTGAACGTCGCTGCTGGCGGCACCTGGGAACTCGCCACGGGTGTGCAGCCGATCGGAGCCCCTGCCGATGGCAGATAGGTTTGCTGACAATTTCTTCGGGTCATATCTCATGGGCGGACGACCGGAGTTCGGCATGTCTCCCTTTGCGCCGATCCATCCCGCTCAATCGCCCGCCGAAGACATCGGGACCAAGGCCGCGCTCCTCCGCGGTGTCCTCCCGTTCGCTCCTGGCGGTGGCATAATGGAACTCCCGGAGACACAGAGACAGTACCAGACGGCCAAGCAGCAGATCGGGGAGGGTAACTATGGTCAAGCCATTGTACCGGGCCTCTATGCCGGTCTGGGGGGCCTTGATGCGACTGCTGATGCGGCGATGGCGGCCGCTGGGATATGGCCTCCCGTGCTGGCTGGTGCATTGGGCGCGAAGTTTTTGGCTAAAAGTGGCAAGGCAATGTTGAAAGCAGCCGATCTGGATCCCTCAGGCTTTTACTCGTCTACCCGTCGCGCCATTGAAGGGCTGCAAGACACGGGCACCGGAAACCAATTTGCCGGTCAGCTTGGCGGAGTCGCAAAGGTAAAGGAGATGGAGGACTCGGGCGTTGCGGCGTTGCTGGCGTCTCGGGGGGATAACAGGGTCACCAAAAACGAATTGCTGGAGCAGCACGATCGCGGCCGTCCCCAATTTGAGGAGAAATGGAAGCGTACACCGGGTCCGCAACGTGATCCTGAAGAGTTTGGATGGAGGATACAGGAAGCTGAGGAGCAGGGCGACTGGGCAGAAGTTGAGCGCCTCAACAGGGAGTGGGAGGTCGCTGCGGGGTATGGCCCAGCAAACGCCCCCAGATGGGGTGAGCAGGTTATCCCAGGTGGCGAGAATTATCAGGAATTGCTGCTGACTTTGCCCAGCCCCAAACTTCCCAAACGAATGGCGACACAAGCCGAGCGTAATAGAGGCTATGCTTTCGATGATCC